TTCTAAATGTTTTAAAGTCACTACGTTCGTTTACTTGTAACGGCACTCCGGCAGCAGTCTGATAGCCTAACTCTCTAAACTTTGTGGCATTTTGTATACTATCGTCTGTTGTATAACATACTATTACACCGGGAGCATAGTAACCAACTCTAGCTACATTAGGATAGCCATAAGTGTTTAACATATCACGTATTCTTCTGCCTAAATCATACTGTCTGTTCTTAAGAAATTCAAACCCTAGACTTTCTGTTTCTAGCATAGTATTACGTAGTTCACGTAATGCATTGGTTGGCATTGTTGTATGATAGATAAATTTACCTTGCTCATATGTTTCCATAATTTGAGTCCATTTAAGTACATCCATACTATAACTTGTACTCTTTGTAGCATTCAATACTTGTCTAGCACGACTACTCATTGCAATCAATGCACAACACGGAGCACTACTCCATCCTTTTTGTGGGGCAGTAATTACTACATCAATGTTTAATTGTTTCATATCTACCCATGCAGCGCCGCTGGCAATACAATCAAGTACAAATAGTGCATCAACATCACGACATGCTTGACCTATTTGTGCCAGATAATCATCAGGCAGTATCATACCACAACTGGTCTCTACATGGGGCGCAAATACCACTCTTGGACGTTCTTTATGAATATAATCAACTACATCATTAATATCAGGAGGAACAAATGCCGCTTGTGCACTATCTTCAATTTGTTCACCAGTAATTACTTCTACTCTTGCAGTACCAGTAATATTACCCATGTCAAATATCTGTGTCCAACGATAACTGAACCAACCATTACGAATAATCAATACTTGTTTGTTGTTGGCAAACTGCCTAGCAACTGCTTCCATTCCAAATGTACCACTACCGGGTACAATAACTGAACTGTCAGCATTGTATGCTTTCTTTAATATTTTACTGATATCCTTCATAATATCAACAAATTCATCACTCATGTGATTTAAACTTCTATCAGTATATACTACTGAAAATTCTTTTAATTGTGTGTATGTCATTTTATAAATCCGGTAATTCGTCATAACTAACTTGATCGCTCATTACGCCAATAACATAGTTAGTTGATTCTGTTTCTTGTAATGCAGCCTGTTTCTTGCCAATGTTCACATGTTTGTTAAACCATGGAATAGGACTAGACTTAGGATGCTCTCCCAAGTATTTAATTCCTATATCTTTGAGTCTAGTAAAAGCTGAGTAGTCAACAAAGTTCTTAAGTATGTCGGCATTTAACCCAATTACTGGGCCTTTACTAAACAAATAGTCAGCCCATGCTTTTTCTTCAGCAATAACTGATTCATACATGGCATATACTTCTGCTTCACATTCTTCTTTGATACCTGCAAAACGCTCATCATCTTTTAATACTTGATTAATGATATAAGCAGTCCACTCTGCATGTAATAATTCATCTTGTAAAATTAAACTGATAATGTTTCCATTGCCAATATAAATTTTATTCTCGACCATTGCTAGGCTTGTTGCAAAACTAACCATAAAGCGTAATGCTTCCAATGCATAGCTGGCATTGAGAGCTAACCAAATAGCTTTGATGTGTTCTTTTTCATTGACTTCACCCACAACATCGTCACTTAATTCTTTTAGGCAATTAAGTTGATGTAGATCCTCGTAGTACTTGCCGATGTTAGCGGCCATACTAATAATTTCACTAGTATCATGTATCTTATTAAATTCTTCTTTAGGTACTCCGTATACATTGCGAATAATATGACTGTATGATTTGCTATGAATATTTGTTTCAAACATCGACCATATAGATACTAAAGATTCCATTTCCGGAACACTTACTACTGGTGTAAAGATCTGTGATGGTGCACGACCTTGAATACTATCTAATGCTGTTTGTCTTAGCAAGTTGCTTGTAAAAATATGTTTGACAGCATCGGAAGATTCTTTATGATCTATTTTGTCTTTGGTTAATGATATTTCTTCAGGTACCCAAAAGAATCCACGTTGTAGTTCTTCAAATTTAGCTATCCTAGGATAACGATATTCTTCAAATCTCTGTACAGTTACTACCCCATCTAAAAACATTCTACGTTTTAGATAGTTTGTGGGGGTTTTTAAATCGTATTGTTGCTTAC